TCAGAAAAAGCTGGTTCGGTTGGTGTTAATTATCGAGGAAAAACTGATTTGAATCTGTCGCTTACGCATTACGGGCAGCAAGCAATGATGATTGATACCAACGGGGGATTGGCTCGTTTGGATAAAGGAAAAGGAATAACTGCATCGGTTCTTTGGGCTGGAACAGCGAAAGAGTAAGCATGTCTATTATCTCAAAAATTCGAAAGCAAAAAGCAGTCTACTGGAGTCCATCCAGTTATGACGGTTTTGGGCAACCTGTCATGGGAACGGCAGTTCAAATTACTTGTAGATGGGAAGATGTGCATGAGCAGTTTTTAGATAAAGATGGTCAAGATCAGACAAGCAATGCAAGAGTTTATGTTTCTCAGGATGTGGAGCTTGGCGGTTATCTTTGGCTTGGTTTGTTAGCCAGTAAACCATCGGATCCTAAAACGGATAATGACGCATGGGAAATACGGAAGTTCGAGAACCTCCCAAATTTCAAAGCAACTGAATTTCTGAAAACGGCAATGCTATGAAAATTACCCATAAGATTATCGGTGCAGATAAAATTGCCGAACAACTAAGAACAGAGATCAAAAAAATTGAAAAAAGATCTAAGAACGCAATTGATGCTGTAGCTTTGAGGATATGGCGAGAAGCAGCGCAGCGAGTGCCGCGTGCTACTGGCGATCTTGTAAGATCGGCTGGAAGGAGATTTGAGGATAAGCCAAATTTCAAATCGTTTGCGGTTGTATATTTCGGAACATCATATGCTGTTTTTGTTCACGAAGCAGTTGAAGAAAAACTAAGAGGAAAGGCTCGCCCTAAATTACCAAGTGGGCAGGATCAAGGAAAATATTGGGGTCCTCACGGAATGTCAAAATATTTAGAATCTGTTCCCAGAGATTTCCGTCCAGAACTTCAGCAATTGGTTCACAGTATAATGTGGGAAGGATTATCGGGTTGATATGACAACGCTTCCTCCAATTTATAATATCGCGGATCCACCATCTACGATCTTAAAAGCATATTTAATTGATGCTGGAGTGGGAGTTGATCCAACTTCTAGTACGGATGATTGGGGAATTTATGTTTCTATGATGCCAGATGCAGAGGGAATTAATGATAATGCTATGGCGATAATGGATACTACCGGCATTAAACTAGGGAAATGGATGAAAAACGGTCAGACATATTTCAATTATGGATTCCAGATTTTGATTAGATCCAATGGATATGTTGAAGGTTTTTCTCAAATGAAACTTGTGGAGAATAAGCTAGATTCTGTAAAATATACGAGTCAGGTTTATAATTCAATAACATACAGATTAGCAAGCGTGAATCGGACATCCGGTTTTGTGCTTGGAACAGAAGACGAAAAACGTAGAAGACAACTATTTACCATTAATGGATTGTTGTCTGTAATTGATAGCAATGTTTAGAAATAAGGAGAGTTTGAAATGGCTCAAGTTTTAACCGATATTGTAATGGACGGACAGTCCACTACGATCAGTTTGGATAGTGCGACTTTACAAGTAATATCGCTTTCACCACCATCGATTTCATCGGGTGGGGAAATTGATGTTACTACAATGGACAATGCAGATTGGCGAACTAAAGCACCAAAGAAACTCCATGAACTTGGTGAAGTATCTTTTTCTGCTTTATATGATCCGGCTCAAATCGGAACTCACTTGTCTGGTGTTGGAGTGAATAAGTCAATCGTAATCACGTTTGCGGATGCGACCACTTTGACATTTTACGGTTGGGTTGATTCATTCAGTCCATCTGAAATAAGTGAAGGTGAAGCACCAACTGTTGATGTAACAATTATTGTTTCGAATCAAAATGGTTCTGGAACTGCTGGTGGTACTGAAACTGCTCCTGTATATGCTTAATAAATAAAGGAGTTACATAATGGCTCAATCACTAACAAATATTATTGTCGATGGTCAAGCCACTTCAATTAATCTAGGGAGTGTCACGTTACAAGAAATCTCAATTTCTCCGATGTCGATTTCATCGGGTGGGGAAATTGATGTTACTTCAATGGACAATGATGATTGGAGATCAAAAGCACCAAAGAAACTTCACGAAGGTGGTGAGGTATCTTTTTCAGCTTTATATGATCCGGCTCAAATCGGAACATATTTATCTGATGTCGGTCGCAATAAATTGATTAAAATTATATTCAGTACTGATTCTTCGGTCACTGGTGGTAGTGCCAATTATCAATACCTACATTTTTATGGGTGGGTTGATTCATTTGCCCCATCTGAAATAAGTGAAGGTGAAGCGCCGACTGCTGATGTGACAATTATTGTTTCGAATCAGAATGGAGTATCCCAAGACAGTACGGGTTATACTCAGGCAGGATCAGAGGTGGGCCCGTGGTTCGGAACTACTACCACAACTGCTGCCCCATAATAGAAAAGTGTTGTTGGTCAATTTTGGGGATACGGTTTACCCCGATCCCCAAAATTGACTTTTATTATTTTTATCAGGAGACAAGAGAATGACTGAAGAAAAAAGAGAAGTGATGTCTTTTAGTTTGGCATTGGCAGAAGTCGATGTTGAATTAGAAAATCCGGAAACCGGAAAAGTTGATAAGTACATTTTGAGAGAAATGGATGGAACTTCCAGAGATACATATCTTTCGTTCGTTGGAAAACGGATGAAGGGAGATGTTGGATCTGGAACAATAAGCAACTTTGATGGGATCCAAGCAAACTTACTTCATGCTTGCATTTTCAAAATTGACGGAGATAAAGAAACAAGAGTTCCAATTGGAACGATTCAGAAATTCCCATCGAGAATTGTTAATGCTTTATTTGATAAAGCAAAAGAAATTTCGGGGATGGATGATGAGGCAGAAGAAGAAGCGGGAAACGATTAAGAACTGGTGAGATTTTTTGGTGGATGAAACTTGCTGAAAAACTTGGCATGAGTTTACAAGAAACCAAATCAAAAATATCCAGTTCCGAATTTACCCTGTGGAAAGTCTACTTCCAAGAAGAACATACGCGGTTTCATCGTGAAGATTATTTCTTTGCGATGTTGACCGCCGAAGTTCGTAGAACTGTAGCTAAACATCCGGAGAAAGTGAAGATGGAAGATTTTCTTCTCGACTTTAGTGGTGGTGATAAAAAGAAAACCGATAAATCAAAATTGATTGATAAAGAGCAAGAGACTGCTGTACAAAAATCATTTTGGCTTGGGATGGTTGGACTAGATCCGGATGATCCACACGGGGAAAAGGAAAAATCTTAGATGGCTGGAACCCAAGAACTAGAATCCCTACTCATAAAAATTCTAGGTGATGCTACGGGTTTGCAAAATGCGATGAAGCAGGCAGAGCAGACTGTAAAAATGACTACTTCTGCTATAGCGGATAATCTGCACAAAGTGGGAAGGTCTATGCAGGCGGTTGGGAAAACAATGACCGCAACTGTTACCGCACCAATAGTCGCTGGACTTTCAGCTTCGGTTTATGCTTTTGCTGGTTTTAATGATTCGATGACAAAATCGACTTCGATTATGGGAGTTATGTCGGAGAAAACAAGAGGGCAGTTGAAACAGACTGCACTTCAACTTTCTGGGGAGAGCGTATTTTCTGCCAAGCAGATGGCAGACGCATATTACTTCTTAGCTTCTGCCGGAATGAGTGCTGCTGAATCTATGGCGGCTTTGCCTCATGTGAATAAGTTTGCGATTGCTGGTGCATTTGATTTAGCCACAGCAACGGACTTATTAACAGATGCCCAATCTGCTCTGGGTATGAATATCGGAACCGTTGAGCAAAAGATGAGATCAATGGTCGAGATTGCAGATGTTTTAGTCGGTGCAAATACACTTGCAAATGCTAGTGTTGAGCAATTCAGTCAAGCCTTAACACATAAAGCTGCCGCTGCATTAAAAACATATGGGAAAAGTGTTCAAGAAGGTGTTGCTGTTTTAACCGTTATGGCAGATCAAGGAACTAAGGGTGCAGAAGCGGGTATTCAATTAGATCGATTAACTCGTTTGATGACGGGAGCGAACAATGCTAATCAAGAATCATTCAAGAGATTAGGATTTGCTGTTTTCGATGCCAATGGGGAAATGAGAAATTACGCTGACATTATTGAGAATGTCACGACTTCCACCGCCCATATGACACCGGAAGTAAGATCTGCTGAACTCGCTGCTTTAGGATTTGATGCTCGAATACAAGGCGTTTTACTTCCATTGTTAGGAACAGCGGATGCGATTCGAATCAATCAATATGAACTAGAAAGAATGGCGGGCATTACCCAAGAAGTTGCCGATAAACAACTAGCATCATTTGGCAATCAAATGAAAATCATTTGGAATCAAATTACTAATGTTGCTATTGCAATCGGGGAAAAACTCGCGCCGTGGATTGTGTCATTAGGGAAGAAGGTTAAGAGTTTGATTAAATGGTGGAAGGGAACGAGTGATGCTTTCAAAAATACTGCAATAGTCGTTGCGATTGTAGTAGCTGCTATCGGACCCCTCATCATGGCTTTTGGAACTTTATTCATTGCTGCGGCAGCGTACATGAAAATCCAAGTCTGGATGGCTGCTCACAATGTCACATTCTCAGCTTCGACAATGCTGAATACAATAACGACTGCCGCTAGAACTATTGGAACGTGGTTATTAACTGCTGCTCAATGGGCGCTCAATGCTGCTATGGCGGCGATGCCATATGCGTTGGCTTTAGCGGGTATTGCTGCTATGGTTGTCGGCATTTATAACCTGAACTCTGGTGTTAAGAAACTCAATAAAGAAATCGATAGGCGAAATAAACTAAATAAGCAGGCGATAGATATACGAGATAAGGAATTGCAACAAGAGAGAGCGAGGCTCGATGCCTCCGGTAAAGAAGGTAGCAAGACGAGAGTTGATGCACTGGGAAAAGGTGTCCTCAAAACAAAGAAAAATATACAAGATCTTAAAAACAATATTGAACAAGCTAACAATGAAGCAGCGAAATTAGAGCCTACGATGTGGTCTTTAGGGCAATGGGGTAAAAAAGTTTATGACGAACAAATTAGTAAAGTGGATGACCTGACCAATCGATTGGCGTTAGAAGAAGAACACCACGAACAGATAATAGGAAAGTATAAAGAAGAAAGGAAAATGCTGGCAGAAAGTAATGCCGCTGGAATGTCTATCGGAGGGGAAGCAAATGCTTTAGCGGATGAAGTAAAGTCGTTGGAAGATATGAATAAAAGTTTAATAGAACAAAAGGCAACTTTTGGAATGACCGCGAGCGAGATAGAGATTTATCGGGCTAGGCTTAAAGGCGCGGATGATACGATGATCCATTCATTGGTGACAACACAATTACATAATGATGCGTTGGAGGAAGAAATCAAATTATTGGAAGAAGAAGAAGCCGAATTGAAAAAAAGAGAAGAATTATTCAAAGACATGAATGAAAGTATGGATGAGCAAATTGCTACTTTGAATATGACAACTGCTGAAGTGAATCTGTATAAGGCGGCACAAGAAGGTTTGACTGACATTGAATTAGCGCTTCTAAAAATCAAAAGTGATAAACTTGTGAAGATGAAAGAAGAAAAGAAGTTGATGGATGAAGGAGAGAAATTAACAAAGGCGATGAGAAAACCAGCCGAAAAACTTGCTGACGGTCAGAAGAAATTAAAAGAGATGCTGGAACTTGGTGCGATCTCAGTTGAAACTTATGGTCGAGCAATGGAAAAATTAGAAAAGGATATGCAGGTAAAAGTCTCGTTCTCAATTTCCGGAATTGATGCAGTTGCGGCTGGATCTTTGGAAGCAATGGCGAGAGTAGAAGAATTTAGAGCATTAGCAGCGAATCCAAATAAAGTTGACTTCCGAAAAGAAGGTCAAGCAATTGTAGATGCCCCACGAATAGCTGCGGAGGCTGAAGCGGAGCAGGCAATGTGGGATGAAGAACAACGCCGACAAAATACAATAGAATGGAAACAAAAGAACACACCAGACGCTCCGGTAGACTCAACACAGAAAGGATTAGAATGGACGGCGGGCAGAAATATGACCGTTAATGATTTGCCGGGGTCGATGGAAAATTATACTGGTGAAGGATTGGGTGGTGAATCTGCGGTAGAGAAGATCCCTCTGCCGGAAAAAAAATCCCAAGCACAACTTTGGCAGGAACGCGAAGATGCAAAACCGGACAAGAAGCCCGTGTATATGCCAGACGTTCACTCTGTTTTTAGTGGTGGTAATAATACGGTTGGTGCAGGATCAGGCGGGGAATCTGAGATTGTAAAAGAAACACGGGATTCAAATGAAATCATAGCAGATAATACCGGCAAGATGGTTGATGCGTTTGGTAATATATCGCAAGCGGGGTTTAAGTAATGGCTACCAGTATAGAAGGAAGAACAGATTGGAGTTTGACCAGAGATAAAGAAGGTCATCGAACTTATAAAGTTAAGTGGTTGGTTAGATCAACGGATGTGGATGACGGACCCGCTAAGGCTTTAGTCACCGCCAACCTTCCGGCAATCGGTTCTGATTGGGGGCAGGGAAACGATACTGATTCATGGGCGAAATGCCAACCAAACGCATCTTGCCGATTCGTTACTAAGAACGAAATCGGTTATTATTGGGAAGTCGAACAGACGTTTTCAACTAAGCCAAACAAACGCTGCCAAACCGAATCGATTGGCAATCCCCTGTCCGAACCGGATAAAATCAGTGGGGGTTTTTCAAAATACACTGAGGAGATCCAATCGGATAAAGATGGTGAACGGGTTCAAAGTTCGAGCCATGAACTCTATCGGGGATCGATGGTGGAGTTCGATCATAATCGACCAACCGTTAGCATCTCAAAAAATCTAGCAACGCTTCCACTATCAACATTTGCCCCGATGGTTGATACATTAAATGACGCAACTTTGTGGGGATTGGGAAAACGGAAAGTCAAATTATCCAATGTCAGTTGGTCGCGTGAGATGTATGGAACTTGTTCATTTTATTACACTGTCACTTATGAGTTTGATGTAAGATACAACGGATTTGATCGGGTTGTGTACGATGAAGGAACGAAGATACTCAATATCAAAGAGATGCCTAATGCAGACAAAGATGATCCTGCTCATTTCGTTAGGTACAAAGATGTGAATGGGGATTATGCTAGGGTATTTTTGGACGGCGAAGGATCGCCACTTAAAAAAGATGATGATCCTGTAGAAGTTGATATTGTGTATTATGCGGAATCCAGCTTTTCTACTTTGGGGATCCCAACTTCGTTGTAGGATATTTAATGGAGACAAGATAATGAATGAACCAGTACCCGAATTGATTTCAGATAAATTTATTTCTGTTTTAAGGGATGAAGATAGAGTCACGGCAAGATTGGATGTTTACCATGAGCAAGAGGATGAACAACCAACTCATATTAATTCAATTTCCAGTGAGTTAATTTCTAAAAGCGAGGATCCGGTTTATTCCCGTAAAATAAAAATAGGAGAAGAATGGATTTCTGTAGATACTGGATGGTTCAAAGAATCTGGTTATATTCTTATCCAAAACATTAAAAAGAAATATCGAGCAAATCCAGATGAAAAAGAAATTGAATCTGAAAAGAAGAAAACAATCCGGATCCGATCTGGAAATGGTGAAGGATGGATCATAAAGAACGGTTCGTTTTTCTTTGGCAGTCCATCAGAGATGAGTAAAGTTCAAATCAAATGTGAGTGCGAGACTACTCAAATAGAGATTCACATTTTCCCGAAATAAATAAATGGCAGAGTATCTTCTTAGTGATGACGATAGGGATAAGATCCAAGCCGCGCTTGCGAAGCTGGACGATATGGTTCAGTCGCCAACTTATAAGCCATTAGAAGAACTTGGCGCGCCATCGGATATTTATGTTGGGATGCTTCCTTGTGATACTTCGATTCCAAAGCGGGTAGGAGATCGATTAGGTCACAAAAAAGTTTGTCTTTATAGATCTGTAGGAACGGTAGGTGAATACAGATTAGAGCCGGTGTATTATCCGCGAATCGATCCCGATGATGAAAACGAAGTCAGAGTACCTGTTAAAGTTGATTGCTATAATATTTATCCGGTCGATGTAAACGGTGATCCATATATTCGGATGCAACGAACAAAGTATGGAAGATTTCTCGCTGAGTATAAACCAACTGGCGGCGATCAAATGCCGCTTCCAATTAATCCTTCGGAACCAGCAATTCCGACATCAACAACCACGACTATTATGCCGCAGGAAGGTACGGTTAATAATAATCCCTGCGAAGGTTCTTGTTCGTGGGAATGGGTGGCAGCGGATAATATATGGATTATACAAAATGACGGATGTGTAGACGGAACGACAACAACAACACTGGGTCCGACACCGAATCCCAATGATTGCGAAGGTTGCGAATGTTGTCCAGATGAAGGAAATCCGACATCAACAGCAGCACCAACAACTACGACAACTACCACAACTACAACATCAGCGCCAACGACAACTACAACTACAACAACTTGCGATCCAGCAGATCCAGCTTGCACAACAACTTCGACAACTGAAAATCCAGCCGATTGCGAATGTCTCTATCCTGATTTCTGCGGCGATGAAGATGGAATGACGACCAGAACAATGTGTTCTACAATGATACAGCCTTGCCATCACGGATTAGATTGTTGTCCGACTACAACAACGACAACTTCAGAACCGACAACAACTTGCGATTGCAATACAACAACGACTTCGGTTCCTTGCGATGCGGGTTGCGATTGGGAATGGGGATATAGTGAGTCTGAAGGTTGTAACGCTCTAGGTGGGATGCTTGTAAATGGCTATTCCACTAATTGGGGATGGACTTTAGTTTCAAATGGATGTGGTGCTGGATGTCCATGCCCCACCCCCGCCCATGTCACTTTCGGCGGCGATCTTGATGATTTTTGTCCTTCGACAGCCCATACAAACTGTATCATTCCACCGAAACCGCCGACACCGCCGAAACCGCCGCCATGTGCGGGATGTTGTTTATTTTGGTGGGTTCCGTATACCGAATGTTGGCATTTAGTTCAGTACAGTTGTAATCGTGGTGGAGTTCATTACACCGATTGTATGTGCGAATATCCATCTGAAGACGGCGGTTCTGAATGTATCACACTCGCCATGCCTTGCGTTGAGCCAACTACATCAACTACAACAACTTGCGATCCAGCAGATTCAGAATGTACGACTACAACTTGCGATCCAATAGATCCAGAATGTCCGTCAGATGGTTGTGACGATTGCTACACAACTGAAGTTCCCCCATCGACAACAACTAGCAGCACAACAACATCTTGCGATCCTTGTAGATATAGAAATGAAGTCGATGAGGATGGATTCACTGATAGCATTTGTACCGGCTCTGCTCGCGGTAGTTATTGCCAATATTTTGCATCTGAACATTGTGTAACCGGCGAAAAGAAATTAATATTGAAAGGCGATTTTTGCCCAGAAGGATGTCCACCTTGTCAAGAAGAACTGCCTATCGGGTATTATGAAATCGGTGAACATATTGAAATCCCTTGCGGTCATCTTGGGGGATCGACAACAACTCTAAATCCTTGCAATTGCTACAACGCTCAAATATGTCCAAGATGCGAATGGAAATATTCATGTGATTGCGAGCCACATGCTTGGATCAAAGTGAAAGACGAATGTGCTGCCTATGAGACGACCGAATTTGCAACCTGTTCGGATTGTCATTATCCTATACCCCGACACCCCGACACAGGAAAACCAAGAACGGAAGATGAGCCGGATTGGGAACCAAGTTGCAACCAAAAATGGAAAGTGCTGTGTCAAACAACGACAACAACTAGCACAACTACAACTACGACAACAACAACAGCAGCGCCAACAACTACAAGTACGTCCACAACAATTTGTCCACCAATAACGACAACCACAACTGCCGCCCCAACTACAACGACAACAACTTGCCCATCGACAACAACCACAACAACAGAAGCACCAACTACAACAACTACAACAACTTGCGATCCAACGGATCCGTCTTGTTTGGGTTCTTGCTGTGATGACGAAGGAACTTGTACGGATGATATGTCGAAAGACGATTGCGACAATGAACCAATGCAACCGACCGTTTGGACTAGTTCCCAAACTTGTGCAGAAAGAACGGATTGCACAACAACTTGTGATCCGATGGATCCAGAATGTACAACGACAACGACTTGTGATCCAGAAGATCCGAGTTGTACAACCACAACAACCACAACAACAACGACAACAACCGCTTCCCCATTAGCGGCGGGTTATCGTGGAGTTCGATGTGACAATGGGGATTATGAATACTTCAAGAAAGAAACACCGACAGAATCGGTTAATCCTAAATCTTGCGGTGCGGTCAAATTAAGCAATGGCGTTTGTGTTAAAAATGTTACGGATTGGGATCCTTGCTACGGTTGCTCAAGTGCGGTTGCAGTAAGTCCTTGTTTAGCAAATTGTGAGGCATGTACTCCGAGTGGATCTTGCTGTGATGGTGATGCCATTTGTTATGATGATTATACTGAAGCTGAATGTGATGCCGAAGTGGATCCAACTTCTTGGAGTGGAACTCAAACGTGTGCAGAAAGAACTTGTGCGACAACTTGCGATCCATCGGATCCGAGTTGTACGACAACAAGCACAACAACTTCGTCAACTACAACTTCGACAACTACAACTTCGACAACTACAACTTCGACAACTACAACTACAACTTCGACAACGGAAGCTCCGGATGGTGCTTGCTGTGTTCGTCAGTTTGTCGGATACCCTGATGCAATAGTATATTCCGGATACGAGTGCCACGAAGAAACAGAGGTGGAATGTAATGCTAGATGTTGGGAAATCGTTGACGGTGCGGGTTGCGAGAAACAATGGTCAGAAGCACTTTGTAGTTCAGAACCCTGTCCAACAACAACATCAACAACGGCAGATCCAGATTGCCACTATTGCTTATATCACTTAGTTTGCATTTGGGATGACTTCGGTATGCGAACTGGACAATATTGGGAAAAATTGACCGGATGTGTTGACTGTGACGATTTGCCGGGCCCTTGCAGCGGAGTTCATGCCTATCCAGAATGTGATTGTGGCGGTTGTACTCCACCGGATCTTGGTATTATAGAAGATCATCTTTTTTGTGGTTATACCCTTGCTCAACGGCGGGCTGACATTGGATGCGATTTATCTCTTGGTTATACTCAGATTGTATACTGTGAATCGTAGATTTTAATTTTGTAATTGACTATAATTTAACCTTTGCATTTTAGGAGACAAAGATGCCAAAACTTACTATCGGAATGGCTCATTTCGAAGATTTTCACGGCGTATATTTTACAATTCAATCGTTGAGACTTCATCATGCTGAAGCGATGAAGGATGTTGAATTTGTCATTGTTGACAACTCGCCGGATTCACCTCACGGAAAACAAATCGAGCAATTAGTTCGTGCTTGGGCGCACATTGGAAATGCCGGTGCTAAATATATCCCGATGAAGTCACCAGCGGGAACTTCTCCTGCCCGTAATAGAATATTTGAAGAAGCATCCGGCGATGCTGTTCTTGCGATGGATTGCCATGTTATGTTTCCGGCAAATACGATCTCAAGATTGATTCAGTTCTATGATGACAATCCGGAAACAAACGACATTTATACGGGTCCACTTATCTATGACTCATTGAATAATATGACTACGCATTTCAATGATGAATGGCGTGGAGAAATGTGGGGAACTTGGGGATCCGCTTGGACGAATGAAAGCGGGAACTATTTTTCTATTGTAAATGAAAACAATAAATGTAAATTCATCGCATTAGCAATGGGGCAAATTCCTGTATCCAAATGTGGCGACATGGAATTTCCGAAAGATTTGGGTTGGGCTGGTCACGAAAGAGTGCTGATCGAGCAAGGATTCGTTCGTGCTGGAATGAATATTGATGATGAACCTTTCAAAATCACAGGACAGGGATTAGGAGTTTTTTCTTGCCGAAAGGATGCTTGGCTAGGATTCAATAAAGATGCTCGCGGATTTGGTGGCGAGGAACTTTATATCCATGAGAAATTTCGGCAAGAAGGTCACGAAGCATATCTTCTTCCATTCTTAAAATGGCTTCATCGATTTGCTCGCCCCGAAGGAGTTAAATATAGTTTGACTCGATATGGGAAAGTGAGAAATTATGTTCTTGAATTTAATGAACTTGGAAGGGATCTCGATCCTATCCACGAACATTTTGTTGCTACCGGATTATTGCCTGAGCATGAATGGCAGCATTTAATTTTGGATCCAATAGCAAATGAAACTCCACAAGCGGATACGATTCAAGCATCATCGGAAGGTTGCGGAACTTGCGGATCTGGTTCGAATATGTCAATCGTAAATGACTTGAAAACTCTAGATGAAATCTTTGAAGTGATTAAATCCGTACCCCGCGATTTAGAAGAACACATGGATTTACTGAAAGGGTTATCTTCCAAGTGTTCGCATGTAACTGAGATTGGAAAACGGAAAGAATCATTAGTTGCTTTAGCTGCCGGAAAGCCGAAGAAGCTAGTATCTCACAATACCGAATGGCATCAAGTTGGAGATCGTGTTGAAGAACTTGCCAAACTTGATATTGAAATTGAACGGGATGCCTTATCTTCGGAAAATATTGAATCAATAGAAAAGACGGACATGCTTTTCATCGATACCGTCCACACGTATTCAAGGATGATTGATGAATTAAATAAATTCGCCCCATCAGTAAAACGGTTTATTGTGGCAAGAGGCACACAAGCAAATGGCGAAGTGGGTGAAGATGGCGGTGCGGGGATTCTTTTCGCATTGAGATTTTTTATGAAAGAGAATCCGCAATGGTCAGTCATCGAACATTATGAAAACCAGTATGGGCTGACCGTTCTTGGCAGACTCAAAAAAGACAAACCAAAACTTCCGAGCGCCGCTAGAATGGCGGGCAATCTTGCGATTGCTTTAACCGAGCATGTGGCAACGGGAAGTAAAGTTACAAGCAAAAAGAAA